GTGTAGCAAGGCTAGTGGCACAATGTCTGCTGTGGCAAACGACTGCACAGGATAGTTCTTGATCTGCGTAAAGTATGATACACGCCCATTCTCCTGTCGTCGTACATCAGGAAAAGAAAACTGACGACCAGAGGGCGTAGTAATTTTTTGTGTAGTCAACGCCTCTTTCGCAAGTTCTTGATGCCACTTGGCAATACCCTTATATTTCTCCGTGAAGTGCGTATAATACTGCGCCTCCGCTGGAGTTCTCCCAAACCCAGTTGCCCCATAAAGAGGAGCAAACGTGTGCGCTTTCGCAGTCTGTCTGTCAGTCGGTTGTCCAGCTTCTGTGATAATCTTTGCTGTATATGAATGAACATCAAACCCATTAGTCACCTCATCAATTGCTACGGAATCTTGCGACAGGAATGCAGCTACACGAAACTCAAGTTGTGCAAAATCTGCTTCCATAATCTTGCCCCCATCAAAGCGAGACACAAACACTCTCTTGATAGGGAAAGTGCTACCACGTGGCATGTTCTGCATGTTTGGGTCAGCACCAGAGAAACGTCCGGTAGCTGTTCGATGTTGCAACAGACGCACGTGAAGCTTCTCATCAAACTTTTTGTGTAGCTCAATGCCGTCAATAAAAGAGGACAGGTATGTTTCCACTGCACTCAGACGACTAACCTTTTCCAGAAACTCTGTAGCTTCTTGCATGTTTTTCTGTCGGGCTATTCCCTCAAGAACTTTCAGGCTACCCTTACTGGTGGAGAAGCCATTGGCTGACACCCACTTCGCACTTGGCGCAGTAAACTTCAGTCCAGCAACTTTCGGTAGTGTCTGATAAACATATCCTGTCCCAGCGCAATGAGGACACTTGTTGGGTTTAGCGTAAGGCTCTCCATTCTTTTTCGTTCGATACACATCACCTGACCCATTGCATTCAGAGCATTTGACGGCTCGTGTTTTGTAGACTACATCCGTTTGCTTTCGCACAATGTCTTTGAAGTGTGTGTCCTTCATATATTTGTGTGTTGCGTTGGCCCATACATTTTTATCTTTGGGCTTACGCGAGTAGATAACCCACGACAGTTGTTCAGGACTATTCAAATTGATGTGCGTGTCACCCATCAAACGATAAGCCATCTGTCGCAGGTCCATCTTTAACTTGTGCTTTTCTTCTTCATACTCTCGACGCACTTCGTCTAACTCTATCTCGTCAACGCTGAACCCGCGCTGATAGATACGAGCGAGGCATACAGCGACCTGGTTAGTCAAGTCTACAGTACCCATTAGTCCAGCATATTCAGGACTATTAAGTTTTGCGTACTGCAGATCAGCAAGTTGCTGCGTGGCCTCAAGGTCTGCCACAAGATACTCTGTGAGTTCATCAAGAGGAATATCACTAGTTCTATATCCCTTCTTGAAATACTCTTTGAGAGTGTCTTGTTTTTTCGTATCCAACTCATGCCGTTCAGCACACGCTTCCAGAGACAGGGGTTGTTTCAACCCACACTGTAGAATGTACTCAACAAGCATTGTATCAAAGACAGGACCATCATACTTAAACCCAGATTCCCACAACCACAGCAAGTCGTGCGCTGCGTTATGGCAGATAAGAACAGTAGCCTCGTCCAAGAACATCTGCACACGCTCGTGATAATCGTGACCTGACAGATGATCTTTGTGATCAAAAGGGAAGGTCTGACAAACGCCTGTGTCTGTCAGCACCCCTACTTGAACCAAAGAGTTCTCAGGCTCAAAGGGATCAAGGTGGAGTTTACCCTCCCTTTCTGTAGAGTTGTTTTCTACGTCAAGAGTAAGTTTCATTACTTCATTCCCGTTGCAGTTGCGCCAGCGTCGATAATCGCGACAGCCCAAGCAAACTTAATAACAAACGGTGCTACAAGTGCAAGCATGGCTAATCTCCTTTCGTTTCAGTTTCAGATAGTTCCTCCGTAGACCAATCAACGATGTCTTCAAGGTCTAGGTCTTCATCCTCTGTGTCGCAGTTACACTCTGCAAAAGCGTCACTAAGAATAGCGTTGAGGCCAACAGTCAGCACAGCCATGTACGCACTGTTGTCTAATTCAGCGCCAATGAAAACTGTCCCGTCCTCATTGCCGATAACTTCAGTAACTTCAATATTCATACCTCATACCTCCCTGTCTGGTTGTTAAGATTACAGTGTAGACGACCGTGCCAACCCGTCAACTTGTTCTTCACAATGTTGATGTGTCGTTGGGGGTCTTGTGCATCAGAGCCTTCTAATTGAGGATTAGCCGCGATCAGAAGCATCAAGTCAGCTTCTGCTGCTTTACCAGTCTTTGATCCCTCCATCATGCTCTGATTTAGTATAGTCTTTCCCTCCGCTTCTGCTGACAACTGCGACATGTAGAATACAGCACAGTCATACTTTTTACCGATCTCACGAGCATGGATTACATTCTTCTTTAGAATTTCATCCTGTCGCAAGTTAGATTTCATTGTAGCGAATTTATCGCCCATGTCAAGAACTAAAATATCTGGGCGATACGTTTTTGCAACGCGCTCTACCCAAGCCATGTCCTGACCAATAGAATCATACATCTTAATGTTGTCCCTGACCTCTTCGTAAAGGGCCAAGGCTTGCTCCTTCTTACGCACAAACTCTGTGTCGCTCATACCCACAGCAGCAGTAATATACCTAGTCCGCACTCGCTCTTGCTTCTCCTCGTTCACAAGGACTACGCACTTGGCACCCTGCCTAGCAAACCCGTTTGGCCCTGCTACCATGCTTGCATGGAAAGAAGTCTTGCCTGTATTTGGACGCGCACCAATCTCAATAAGCTGACCGGCGTCCACACCTGGCACAACTTTTGATAGCGTCGGTAGATTAAACGCCCACTTATGTTGATCACCGATATATTCAATCGCTGCTTCAAGGCTCATGTCCAACCAATCAAGGTTAAGGTCTGGCGACAAGTCCTCATTGTACCTAGTCAGCAACTCTCTCAGAGGCTCAAGGGTGGCCTCTTCTCCGTTGGAGTACATTACCCCAAGATTGATTATCTCCTTGCCTATATGGCGCTGAAACAGGCGAGAAACCACATCTGCAGCAACGTCGTTACCCATGACATTCTCTGACTTAATTTTGTGGAACAGACTTGAGTAAGAATGCTCTTGGGCAGGCGTCATAACAGGAGTGTGTGACATGAAATATGCCGACACTTCTTCAGGAGTCACAGACCTCTTGTACTGCTGTATCATCTTATCAATGCAACGTATTATCTTAGTTCCCTCACTCGTGAAGAGTTCGTCGGGGCATCGTGTTGCACGATACTGCCCATGAAAGTCTATGTTCATCAACGAGCGTATCATTTTTAATTCCATGCCATCTCTCCTAGTCTGTGAATATCATTTGGGTTTCGGTATTTCAAATCCTTCTGCAAATTAAGAATGTGTATATCATCAACATACAACTCCAGTTGTTGTGCGTGATACGCCGACTTTAGAATGGCATCAGGATCAAGCGCCACTAATATGGTGGAGAACTGCGATAGATACTGCTTGTGAGTATCATTAAGACTCGTGCCAAGCAGCGCCACCCCAACGCAATTTTTGACTTCTGCTACGACTGCAGCACTAACACAGTCCTCCACCACGACAGCAACAGCGCCACTTCCACAGGCATAGGGGAGACTGCTAGACCCATACCGTTTCCATTTTGGCTGTCGCTTTGTCAACGCCCTTCCTGTAGCGTCAACAATCTTGTCACCATCTTTTACGAGAAACACAGCACGTTCCTCCTTGGCATCCCACATAAGACCCAAATCAATAGCATTCAAGTCCCAAGAGTCTGCCCAATCTCCTACAAACTGATTGCAGGGTACAATATATTCTGGTAGCATAAAAGGTTTTTCCTTCTGTCCCTCACGCATCCTGTCTAGGTCATCAATCGTCCAAGCCTTTGAGCGTGTACCACTAACATCACAAGATGCTTTGTAACAATTCCATACGATGCTACCACCAATATTACTGATACTGAAAGTATTCAACCCTCCACACACTGGACAATCGAAACGCACAGTCTCACCAAATCCGACATCGTACTCGTCTAGTATATTATTTAATGTTGTATACATAGTATATACTCCTCCTTGTGCGACATCTCATGTTCATTTACCATGATTCTTTCTCATTGTCAAGGCATAATTTGCACTATCGTATGTGTGCTTCATGTATGGCTTGACCGATTGTTTCCCC